AGCACGCGTAATCTTGAAACAACCATCCGCCACTACATCGACAATCATAACCAAGAACCAAAGCCGTTCATTTGGACTAAAACCGCTGACGAGATTCTCGACAGCGTGGCCAGGTTTTGTCAGCGAATTTTAGAGACAGGACACTAGGATCTGACTCAGCACGGGAGAGCGAAAGAGCTTCATTGAAATTCTGCAGGGCTTTCTTTGGGTCGCCGAGTGAGTCGAAAGCTGTGCCGATGTTGGTGAGCGCAGCGGCTTCAAGTCTGCGCTTGCCGATGACTCGCGAAATACGCAGCGCCTCCTGGTAGTTTTCAATAGCTTTCTCATATTTAGACAAACGCGAATACACAGCGCCGATGTCATTGAGGGTATACGCTTCCCCAAATTGGTCCTTCGCAACACGAAGAAGAGGAAGTTCCAGTTTATAGGTGGCTATCGCATTCAGCGGGTCGCCGGAAATACTCTGTATCTCGGCGATCCTGGAAAGTCCTTGAGCTTGACCTGAGATGTCGTTATCACGTTTGCGTACTGCAACAGCCTGCTTGTAGTAGTCAAGCGCCATCGATGTGTTATTAAGGGAGTTGTACGTGAGTGCGATGCTTTCCAGGGTCATAGCTTCGGCAACTGAGTCATGCACGGTTCGCCAAAGTGTCAACGATTGTATGTGGTATTCAATGGCTTTAGGACCGTCGCCCAGGGCTTGATAAACAAGGCCGAGTTTTCGCAGTGTTACCGCTGTTTTGGTCAGGTCGGCACCCTCCCGCCAGAGTCGAGCCGCCTCAACGTACTTCTCGACGGCTTGTTGACGCGACTGAGTAGTTCCCTGGTTACTTAGCTGATCTCCCTGTGCCGCCGCTACTCGAGCCAGCGAGCGCTTTAGGTCTTGTTCGGTGGGCGGTCTAAGGGCTATAACCTTCAATTCAAACCGGCCAGACGTCGCATCCTTTTTGAATGCTTTCACCTCCACTCGGTAAGTCCCGGGCGTTTCAACTATGCCAAAGATCTCCTCGGTACCTGAGGTCCCTGCTGTGTCGTTAACTTCAGCCAGCCTGTCACCATTGGGCCAAAAGAGTGTTACCACTACGTCGATTCCTTGTTGCGCTATGACGAAATCCAGATACTGACGAGAAGTAATTTCAAAATGAAAAGTCTGAACCGAATCTCCCGATAGGTTCCGTTCGACAATGTCATCTTGATGAACGACCCGCACTTCTTGTCCATTTCGATCCATCGGGCGAGGCGCGTCCGCGGTGTCCAATCGCGTCGGCATCCTGCGCGCAAAGGAGGATTGGGACATTAAGAAAAAGACTGCGATTCCGAGTAAGGCAGCTAGTCGAAAAATTGATCTATAGCTCATAGCAAGGCTCCTGCCGTTTGATTCATCCCAGATTGTAAACGCTCACCTGTGTTACCTTCGAAAAGAGACGGGGATTTTGCTAATTTATTTTTCCCGATGAGAACGAAGCCGTGCAATAAACCATGTCGATATGGAGTGTTATTGCTGGAGCAGCTGGGATTCGAACCCGCGACCTCTGGGTTGCGCATGCGCCGCTCTTCGTCTTCGAGAGAATTACACAGACCACGCGGTCGTCGACCTAGTCTACGTGAACATCGTCCATCATTAGGATTCAAGACTGCTTCCTGATGGCCATTGGCGTCACACTCCCGGATAGAATGGTCCGTAGTTTTTGTATATGCTCTTTTGCAGATCAATGGCCTTTGCTCTAACCACCGCGTAGCTTCGATTGAGCTGAGAGATTCCGCCCTCATTAAGAGTGAGCAGATCGCTTTGAATCAGTGGAGTGAACGAAACCGGTGATGTAAAGTTGCGCTCCAACGTAGCGAGGTTAAGAGCAAATCAACGATCTATGTCCGATCGTGCCTGTTCCTTTGACATTTCATGGAGACCGCAGATCATCCAAGCCATGCGCTCGTACGGATGCGGGTACGCAAGTGAAAAATCGGCAAAGCCTTGGGAACTAGTCGTCTTCCATAGTTTTGACATGAGTGCCAACGCGGAAATGGCTACTCGGCGGCGCCAGACCTCAGGTTCAGGCTCAATTTCGCTAGGAGCATTAATACACCACTCATGAAACAACCGTCCCTCGGCTAGGTCCGTCATGATCCCTGATATTGTGTGACGATCAGCGATGAATTCTAAGGTTTGACTGACAACTGGATCCAACTCTCTGCGCTCATCAGAAACATCTGTGAAGGCGTCAAGGCCAAGCGTCCGCTGACAGTACCTTGCGTGTCCCAAAACAAAGCATGGCCTCATGCATCGCAACATAGCGCATGGAGATGTCGAAAAGGAATGTCGCAAGCTCATTATTTTCGGTTGGCGCAGTCTCCTCGAAGGTGAACAGGTCATCCCTCGCTTGTTGAGCAAAATCCTTTAGATTGTGCCATTCAAGTTCAAGTGAAAGAGGTTCCGGATAGACTACTAAGCGCTGAGCCTCATCACATACGGGTAACCCGGTTCGGAGGTCTATGCGTGAGGCTAATAGGCGGCAAGCGCGGAACGCAATTAGGGGTACTCCCGCAAAGATACACGCGGCGACCGCGCGCTCCTCATGACGGATCGCTGCGTTAAACCCTCCGTTGGATATATAGGCAATGGTGGAGTCAAAGGGTGTGTCGGACTCTTGCGCCGACAGCTTTCGTCACTTCGAGCGAAACACCGTCTGAAACATCAAACGCGTCTTTTATTGTGCCAAATAGGGAAACTACACCATCGCCGCTCCGGATTAGCACCGAGCCGGGTACATAGTCACTTCGCGGAACACGCAAGGCATTGAAACCAAATGAATTTTAATGAAACCAGTGGATCATGGCACAACGGCATATTGAACCTCGCTAACACTCAAAAGTCGTTCAAGGACCGCCACAGGATATAGCCTAACGGCACACTTTGGTAGTGCAACGATTGCCCAGGAATATCATCGACGTTCTGGGCCGTTACAAGTGGATCCGGGACAATTTGTGACACGGCTGTTGCTCTGAGACTTAAACCCACCTCCACACAGCGTAAGGCATTCTTGAAATTGTTTTGTGTTATCAACTCCAATGAATCTGCGTTCACCGATTCTCGTTTGATTGGAATCGAGTCTATGAGGACTGCCTCAGTGCTTCCAAATCAGCTCGGAGTTCACGGAGACTTAAAGGATGGTGCGATTGAGGGGCCAAAAAGTGGCGTCAATAACACGTCAACGCGTTTTGTTAAATGTCGGTAAATATCAGAATAGGAAGGACTTCCGAGCGTCCTTCCTATTACTGACCCAAGCGGGCACTGTTTTTGAACAGTTTGCCTGAAGGATGCTGATATTGAATTGTTAAGCGAGCTAGATTTTCAGTGATTTCCTGCCTCCAGGAATTTTGCCGAGATTTTGCCAAGATTCATCGGGAAACCTCTGTCGCATAAGGCACATAAACGCATCTTTTCCGACCGCGACCCATTGTTTTATTGGTTTTTTGCGTAGGATAGAACTGGTGCGAATGCTTCTCTGGGATTCAAATCCCCACGCGCCTACCATTTTTTTGCTTCAAACAGTTGGAATTGTTGTCATGTGCCGATGGTTGAATTGGGGGTTAAAGGTGTACTCCGATTTTGATGGCTTCTATGTGAGGGATTGCTATAAATGTCGAAGTGTGGGTAATTACTTAGTTTACAATTTCTTTGGGCGGAAGTGAAAAGTTGGCACACTATAGCCACACTGAGGCTGGGTTTAGGGATTTGGCGGAGGGGCGTAAGTTATTGAGAAGTAATGGTGAGCCGAGCAGGGCTCGAACCTGCGACCCGCTGATTAAGAGTCACTCGTGCCGGTCACGCGATGGCCCTCATCACGCGCCAGAGCCAATCATATCGAGGTGAGTTCAGCGTAGCGTCGAGCCGGAGAGGTCACCGAACAGCACCGGCGGGCAGAGCGTTACAGTTTTGGAGGGGCAGCGGGAGGGGCGGAATCTCATTGTGGAACCTCGGTAATGAGATTATCGATCGCAGCCAGCGGCGGCGCCACCGCGGCCGCCCGCGCGGCGTCGATCGCGGCGCCGATGGAGCGCACCATATCCTCGTCGATGTTGACGTAAGTTTCGAAGAACGTCTTCCAGCTCGAGTGTCCGACAATCTTCATCACGTCGAGCGGCGGAATCTTGTAGACGTGGACCATCCGAGTGATTGCAGTGTGGCGCAGCGAGTGCCAAGTGACACCGACGATGCCTGCTTCCTCGCATGAATGCGCGAAAGCTTTCTTCGGATCCAATATCTCAAACACCCGGGGACCGTCGTGCGAGGCGAGGTGCGCGACGAGCTGCGGCAGCAGCGCTTCCGTAATTGGCACTGGCCGGCGAATCATCTTATTCCCCTTGTAGCTGGTGGCCCACAACAGTCGGCCGTCGATGTCAACGTCACGCTCGCGCTCGAGATTAGTAAACTGCTCAATCTTCCGCATGCCAGTCTCGAGCGCAAAAGTTGCAGCGAAGGAAAGGTGCGCGCGTTTGCCTTCAGAGTCGAAGGCGCCGAACAGTCGACTCTGCTCCGGATAAGAAACGATCCGCAAATGTTTGTTTTCGATCGACGCCTGGATGAGCGGCCGCCCGTGATCAAAGGGGTGCTCGGTTATCCACTTCTTACTGAGTGCCACTGAAAAGACAACGCGCGCCCAGGCGAGCTCCCGGTGCACCGACGTAGACGAACGCGCCCGAGTGTCGACGTATTCGACGCGAACCCTCTTCCCGTCCCTGACGTCGTAGCGAACCCGCTTGATGACTACCGGTGTTTGCAACCGCGCCTCCTTGTAGTCGACGAGGTCTTCGTGCGTGACTTCCACGATCGACATCTTCCCGAAGTGTTTTTCCACCGGCTTCAGCGCGTTCCAGGTCGCGCGCCAGGTCCGTTGCCCGGCAATCTTCACTCCGCCGGCGTACACGGCGGGTTTGAACTGGTGGAGCTTGCAGTGGGCGATAACGTCGGAGACAGTGCGGGTGCGGTTCGGTTTGGGAAGACCGGCAAGTTCGTCCTCGATCTCGCGTTCGATTTTTCGTTTGAGTCGTAGCGCGGCGGTAGCTGAATAGCCGATGCGCTTCTTCTCGAGCGGTCGGCCCTTCAGGTCGGTATACCGCTTACGCACGATCCAATGCTCGCGCGTAATGACGTCGCCGTCTTCACCGGTCACGGCCTCGACGTGGCGGATAGTACCGTCGTTGGATCCTCGGGGCACAGCGCGTTAGCTTTCAGTATTGGGCTTGTTGGGACCGAAGAAGAGGCGCGTGATCTCGGACTCCCCCTCGCTGTTGTTGACCATCATGATGAACTGGTCGTGAGGAACTCGGTCTGACGTCCTTAGCCCGGTTTTCTTGGCCCACTCCTGAACCGTCAGTTTATCAGTTTGTTCGGCGACCTCTTCACCCGTCGTGCTGGTCGAATGACCCGCGAACCCGATCTGCGAAAACTGCTTTACCGGGCTCACGCGCGCATAGTCCGCGGGATCAACTTCCCCGGCAGGTCGACCGGGTTCCCGCATCCACCAGGTGATCGGAAAATCAATTATCCGGAGTTCTCCATCGTGTGCTTCATAGAAGCCGTCGCGTTCTCGGGTGCGCTCTCGATAAGCGAGCATGACTCCGTAAGCCGGATGCCAAATCAAAGCCCTCTCGCCAATGGCCGGACGGTCTAAGGTCACTCGATGCCAGGCGTAGGAAATATCATCAATGTCGGTCATCACGTCACCTCTCAAAACCGTTTCAGAAAATCTCTCATTCGTCCGGTCTGCGCCGGCGTCAACTTAAACTCGACCCCACAGAACCGCATCTCGACGTCGTCCGCGCGCACGATTGCGGCGAAGTCTGAAAACTCGAAGCGGCCGGCGAAAGATTGCCCGTAGCTATAGGTGGCGAGTTGCTCCTGGGAAAGTTTGCGCGTGTCGACGCGGAACCGTTGTTGGTCAGCGATGACGTTAAGCGTGCAGTCTCCGGAGAACATGAAATCGTAAGGACTGAGGGCGTTGATCGTGACGACAATATCAGCCGGCTTGCTCTTCAGGTCCGCGTGTTGGCCCATCATCGCCAGGTAGACACGCTCGCCCTTCTCCTCGCCAATGACGCGCATCTGCACCGCGACGGTCTCTTTATTTTCGAAGCGATCGTATTCGCTCGAGATGCAACCATTGGCCGGGGCGAGTGTGCCGGGAGCGCAGACTGGGACCTGTGCGCTGGCGGCGCCAGCGAGCGCGCAAACAACTCCGCTAGCTAACGCGCCGCATCTTAAGTGGCTTTTTCTTCTCATGGACCACCTCTTTGATGGCGTGCGCCTGGTGCAATCCGCGCACGAAACGCATCACGTCTTCCTGACGCTCGAGGGGCAACTGGCGGAAAAAAGTCAGTAGCTGGCTTTCAACTGCTGAGGGCTCCTGAAGCGACTTGCCCCGGGCGATTATGAACACCTCTTCTTCTGACACTTGCAGACCCCTGGCTAAAGCGCGCAGCATTTTAGGAGTCGGGTTTTTACTGAGACCGTTCTCGATGCGCCAAACGTAGGCCTCTGAAATCTGGCCGCCGCTCCGCCTGGCGACCTCCTTCGCCGAGACACGGGCCGCGTTGCGCGCCGCGCGAACATACCCACCCAGGGAGACCTTACTATCCACAAGAAGAACGCTAACATAATCGGAGACTAGCATAGTCATGACTCTAATTACAATAATCAAAATAATGATTGACAGGCGAATTCGCCCGGGTGTAGTATCCGCGCCGTTCCCGAATATAATAGGGACACAGCCGAGTAAAGTGATTACCCTTGAGGGAGAAGATGAACATATGTCTAAACGAATGCTTATAAGCGGCCATGTGCGTAACAAAACCCAGCAGCAGGCAGGCTCCGCTTCGACCGACAAGGATACGGTCATCGTGCAAGTGCAACTTGTAGGGCCGGATAAAGAAAGGTTCCTTGCATACAAGCGTAGCGCGGAGTTCGAGCCTTCGAACGCGGAGGCCGGGAAGAAGTTGATGCTTGAGAGGTTGGCCCAGGTCGAGGCGGCAGCGTAGCCGGACACACGTCGAGCCGATCCTGTCAGGTGGGCGTCGGGTTAGGTTGTCGCGCATTGCCGAATCCCTGGGGACATTCAGCCGGAGCAGGAGAGCGTTGAGGGAGAGAGGTTGAGACCGACAGTGTAAACCCGAAATGGCCCAACGCATGCGGCCGAGTGTTTTATTTTTTTAGGAGAGGAAGGACCGAATGAGTAGTCACCGCACGGACGGAATGTTCGGAAGACAAATCAGGGAGCAAGCGAAGGTTGAGGCTTCAGATAAGCCTGCTGACTTCCGCACTAAGGCTGGGGCAATCCAGCACTTCCACTATAAACCTCCCAACGAAGACACCCGGCCGAAGTACGGCGCCGTGACGCGCGCATTCGTCGGTCTCATCGAGAACACTTACGACCTCATTCCTGACGGCCCGGGCAAGACTCACGCGCTGCGGAAACTCAGTGAAGCGCGCATGGCCATTAACTCCGCGATCGCTAACGAGGGCCAATAGTCCCCATGACCAACGCAGCAACCGAAGACCGCACGCACGTGTGGATTATCTCGCTCTTTCAAGGCGAATGTGCCGAGTGCAGCGACGTGCTGGCGCGGGGCGCGCACATTCTCTGGCTACCGAAGGCGCCACGCGGTGAGAACAACTACTGCGCGCCCTGCGGCACTGACATCACAGGCAGCTACCCGCCGCAAAGCTACTGGGACCGGCGCGAGGCCAATGCCCGGGAAAAGGGAAGGCTCTAATCAGTGCGAACACCCGTTACGACATTAGAGCGCATCGGCCGGTGGCTGGGATGGCCCGCAGCGGTGGTGCTGATAGCCGTCACCGGGCTCGCCGCCAATCTCTTCCTGTCCGTGCCGCTCAGTAAACAAACCTGGCTGCTCGCTATCGTCGCCGTCGTCCTGCTGCTGCGCGCCACCCGCGCGGCCCGGCAACTTACCAGGCAAGGCGTGTTGATTCAGGTGCGGCTGCTCGAAGCGGTTGAGAGGCAGAGCTGGACTTACGAAGTCTTACTCGAACTCGAAAAGAAAGGAGGACAACTCATGAGTCAGATTGAAGACCTTAAGTCGGCGGTGCAAGAGGTTGCTACCGCCGAGGCCGACGTAGAGAAGCGCATCGACACGCTGATTGAAGCGTTGAAATTGCCACACGACGATCCCGCAGTGGGCGAGATGATTGCGCAGTTGGAAGGAACCCGCGCCCGTCTGGCGCAGTTTCACCAAACCGAAGCGGCGCCGACTGGCGCCAACAGCTCGACGATAGACAGCGAAAGCTAATCCGTCGTCGGTGTCGCGAGTGAGCGCGCCGCCTCGCGGTCTTGGGCGAGGCCAACGGGCGGCGCGCTTCCCGAAAAACGAGTCACCTAACGAATCACTTATGGCCCAACCGTCAAAAAATCAATTGCTTGTCGCGGCGCTGATCGCCTTGCTGGCGACGCTGCTGGCGGTCTGGCTGCTTTGGAGTTTACTAATGGTCGAACCCGCTGCTACGAAACTCTGCCCAACACACGCGCCGGCGCCAACCAGTCTTCCGCTCTCGGAGTTTGGAATCGCCCGCGCGCGTAAGGACGGCCGCAATCTCTACTGCATGGCGTGCCTGCGGAAAAAAGTGGCGGTGGCCCGGCGGGTTCGCAAAGAGTACCGGGCGACACGAAAGCGGTATGGGCGGCCGACGAACTCCATCGCGACTTATGAGCCGGGCACCGAACGCTCGCCAGTGCCGCCGCGTCGGTTTTCGGACGTGGAGCGCGTCAAAGTGGCCATTCACCAAGGTTGGCGCACTCAAAAGGAGATCCGCAGGGCGGCAAACCTCGGGGCAGACGAGACAGCCAGGCTCGGGGAAGACGAAGTTGGCCTGGCCATCGCCTCCCTGCTGCTTTGGACGCGTGAAATCAAGTCGCGAATCGTCGGCGACACCCGCCACTACTTCATCAACAATCAGGAGTCGGGAGTCGGGAGTCAGGAGTCAGACAGCGCGCTGCCAGCGCGTCGACGTGACGTTCGCGCTACAGCCGGCAGCGAAATCGCCTCTCAAAAGAAATGGAAGGTGGGCTGATGTTGACGTTCGAGCTGCACACGCGCGCTGGCGAGTACATGACCACTGTCCCAGGCCCGGCAATCGCGCCGGCCCCCGACGTCACGCAACTGCCGGAAGTGATTGTCTGGGGCCTGCGACTTTTCGTGCTGGACCGCGAGGCCGGCCAATACCGCGAGGCCACAACCTACTTCGTGCCGCTGGAGAAGTTTTGAATACCGACGACACCATCGCAGCCGCGCACCGGCAACTGGCAGAGGCAGAGGCCGCTTTGCAGCGCTCGATAGGCGCAGTAGCAAGCGCGCGCGCCTGTCTCACGGTGGTCGAAGAAGAGAACCGCGAGTTGCGCCGCGAGTCCCTCGAGCGACGGCTGGAATATTTCACCGAGCCCGAGGTGGCCGCGATCTGGAAGGTCAGCGAATCGACCCTCGCTCGCCTGCGGCGCGCCCGCCGGATTGAGCACACGCTGGCAGGGGTGCTGGTGCGCTACAGCCCGGCGCAGGTGGTCCAGGTGGGCGAGGTCATCGCCGCCAAAAGCCGGCGGCCAGAGAACAGAGGTCAGCGGACGACCGAAGGCCGGGGCCAGCTCCGGCAAGTCGGCTAAGGGAAGCAGAGAACAAGGCGAAGAGAGGTTTCCCCCGCGTGAGTCAACAAACGTTTAAGGCCGGTTACACAATGGTGGAAAACTATTTTTTCGATCACGTGATGCCGCGAGTGAGCTGCGCGGAGTGGAAAATCGTTTGCGCGGTGATTCGCGAGACGGTCGGCTGGAACCGCCAGGACGCAGAGCTGTCGGTCGACCGCTTCATGGGCCTGACCGGCTTTGCCCGGGAGGCGGCGCAGGCGGCAATCCTAAATATCTGCCACCGGACCGTAGTAGAGCGCCGCACGATTCAGAATGGCAGGCAACGGACCTTTCGCTATCGGGCCGTTCCCCGGGCCAACCTCAAACCATTGCCTAAGCTGGGCCAAAAACGCCGCCAGTCAACGCTGCCTTTTGACGTAACGGAATTCGAAAACCGAATTCCGTTAGCCCCGGCGACGTCTGTGGAAAACGCGGAGCATTCTGAAACAGAATTCGAAAACCGAATTTCGTCAACGGAATTCGGAAATCGAATTCCCAACGGGCCTTCGGAATTCGGAAATCGAATTTCGAAACCGCTTGTCCTTAGATCTATTAAAGAAAGGGATCTAAGAGAAAGACAGATTAAGAACGCGGTCGAAAAAACCGACCGCGACCACAAGTCTGTGGAAAACTTTCAAACCCCGGAAAAGACAATCGCCCACCTTTGTCGCTTCTGCTCCTCCCAACACGACGACCCGCTCAACTCACCCGCGGTAACGCTTTACTACGATCGCTTCAAGCTGATGCCGAGCGAAGGGTTTCGTCACGACATCTGGCTGACGGCCCAGGACCTCATTCTGTGGGGCAACATTCTCGATGGCTGGTGGTACACGAACGCCAAAAACAAGCGCGTGGAAAAAACCCCGCTGGGCATTAAGCAGCTGCTCGGCGCCTACGAGGAAGAGCTTCGCAAGCGCGGCAGCGCTCAGGGAGCGGCGCTATGAATCGGTGTAAAAAGTGTGACGCGGCGATCGTCTGGGCCAGGTTGAACAGCGACCCGGGGACGCGGACAGCGATCGACGCGAAGCCATCGAGTCAGGGCAACGTCCATCTGGACACAATTCTCGGCACTTACATCGTGCTCGAACCGGAAATGCTGGAGCAGGCGCGCGCCCGCGGTTTCGAGCTCCACACCAGTCACCGCGAAACCTGCACGGCGCGCAGTTCGCGTTACGAAGAAACGTTTGGAAACTTGGAGAGGGGAATTTATGAGCACGAGCACGCAAACTAACGGCACGCCCATTCCGGGAATGCCTCCTGAGTTGGCCGACAAGGGCTGGCAGCTATTTCTCACCGACACGGCCCGCTTCAGGGCGGGAAATAACATCGCGCTTGCGAACTGTGGTCCATTCCCCGCCGCCGAAGAAGCGATCGCCGCCGCGCGGGACTTGCAGACGGAGTTCGACGAAGAGGCGGCAGTGCGCGAGGAGGCCGCGGGAGAGACAACGCCTGCGCTACCTGACGACTTAGCAGCCGCAGGCTGGACAATCGAGCGCAGCGAAGAGGACGGCGCCGATGCGCCTGTCTGGCAACTCGTAAACGAAACGCTGGACCTTGAAACAGAGTGGCACGGAGAAGTCGTGGACGCCTTCGCTCAGGCTGAGGAATTCACCCGCGAGGCCGAAGTCAATCGCGCAGAGAACGGCTCGCTGATACCCGAAGACATGCTCGCAAGCGGCTGGCAGTTGGTCTTCGATAAGGACCCGAAGTCGAAGTTGCCCTACATCGCGAAAAGCGAACACCTCGGTCTGCAAACGCAAACCTATCGCTACGCGCCCGACGCGTTGGCACGCGCGCGTGAACTGGAGGCAGAGCACGCCGTAACAGCTGCAGCAGCCGCAAACGTTGCCATCGAAGAGGCGAAGCGCTCACCGGCCGCAGCGCGGACTGCGGCCGTGAGCCAGGCGCCGCGCGTCCCGCGAGAGCTTCGTCCGGATCCGGCCGTCGGCTTCGACGAACACACTCGGACACTCCCAGTTGAGGTGATCAATCCCGAGGTAGCGCTCGAGATGCGCGCCGAGGGTCTCAACCTGCTGCAGGTCGCCGAGTTTAGCGAGGCCATGCAGGACGGCGCCGCGTTTCCTCCGGCGGATGTGTTTTACGACTTCCAGGCAGACGCTTATTGGCTCGCGGGCGGCGCTCACCGTCACGCTGCCGCGTCGGATCCTAAGCTCGGCGAGCTGCTGGTAACCGTACGTGAGGGCAACCGGCGCGACGCGGTCATCTTTGCCGCTGGCGAGAACAAGACGCACGGGCTGCAGCGAACCAACGCCGATAAACGCCTGGCGGTAACCGCGCTGCTCACCGATCGCGAGTGGGCTGGACTCGCGGACAGCGTCATCGCGAAGCATGCCGGCGTGACGCAGCCCTTCGTCAGCGGCGTTCGCCAGGAGCTGGAACTCAAAAGCGTTATAAGTGCCCAACCCCTGCGGAAGGGCGCTGACGGCGTCGTGCGCGACGTCACGCACATAGGCGAGCGCACGAAGGATGCTGAACCCGACGCCGCGGCCGAGTCTCGCCAGACCACGCTCGCCGACATTGCGGGCGTTGACTTGCCGGAGCGAGGAGAGGAAGAGGGGGAAGAGGGCCAAAGGGGAACGGGTCAAGGGGAAGGGGCGCGCGAAGCTGGGAGCGCAGGCGTCTCGCCTGCTTCCGGCTCTTTAGAGCCCGATCCGGGGGCGGGCGGGACGCCCGCGGTCCCGGGGGACGACAGCCCCGACGCCGACTACGGAAAGGCTCGGCCGGACTGGGGCCAGTCGCCCGAGGACATCGTGCAGGTAATGAATCGGCACGGTGGCGTGCTGATGCGCATGCAGCTTGAGGAGATGGGCTTCTCCTACCCAGCAATTCAAAACGCCGTTGGTCAGGGCGCCATCGCACAACCGGAGATCGGCAAGTTCACGCTTCTGGACCACAAGCCGCAACCGAGCGGCGGAGCCGAGACCGTCGACCGTCGACCGTCGACCGTCGAACCAGCGAGTGCGCCGGCGGCGAAACCCAAACAGAAGATCGAAGAGATCCTCAAGGGTCGGATGCTGACAGTCTCGTTCACGTGGATTCCGAAAGTCCCGGGCGCGAGCGTGTCGGTTAAAGCAGGCAAGCCCGAAGACGCCGAGCGCGGCATGATTTCGTCTGACGACGTGCCGCGATTTCCGGAGAGCGTACTGGCCATGATTACGCGCCAGCTCAAGGGCGAGAAGGGGCCAGTGAGTAAGACGTCGGCTGCTGCGACCGGCGTGAAGAAGAAACCCGCGCCAGCGCGGCCCGCCGCGAGGCGGCCTGTCGCCAAAAAGAAAGGCGCGGTGAAGAAGAAGTCGACCACGAAGAAAACGGCGAAAGCGAGGAAGCGGTAAATGGGAGTTATTAAGATCGAAGGCAAGAGCGTCACGCTTGACGACGCAATCATCGACGCCGGCATCGCCGCAATCAAGGCCGCGCTGTCTGTCGATTTTCCGGACGTCGAGAACGCCGACATTGAAATCATCGGCTCAAGGGCTCCAGGCGTTGCGCGATCGGCGACGGTGGTTAAGCGGGGAACGGGGAAGGGCGAGCATCCCAACACGATCGTTATTGACGGCAGGGAAGTCAACCGCGAGGAAGTCAAACAGACGATCGAGCACGGCAAGGCCCTGATGTCCCGACTCGTTAATGCTCTAAGGCACGCGCGGCCGCATGTCTACGCGGGGTCACTGCAGGGAGCGAAAGCGGTCATTGACGAAATGGACGTCGCGCTTATCGAAGCGGATGAAGTCATTCAGTGGAGCAGCCATGTATGCGACGGAGCGAAGCCATGAACGCGCAGCGGGCAGTGATCGACTCGTTGCTTGCGTCTCCGAAGTACGTCAACCCGGCGATCGCCCTCGCGCTCGAGTGTATGGCGGAAGAGACACGCGGCGACCAGGAGGGAATCGAACGCGCGATTCGCTCCGGAGCTATGGAGCGCGCGATTGCCGACGGTGAACGCGAAGGCGTGGCGGTTATCAAGTCGCTGCTGTCATGCAGCGAGGCGCCACCGGTGGCCAGCAGGAAAGTACCGGCCGGATTCTGAAATGACTCAGCAATCAGCAACCAGCACTCCGCAGTTGTCCTTAGAGCGCGCCGCGCTCTATCTCGCGTCGCGCGCCCGCGCGCGCACGCCGCTCGGCGCCGGGGAATATCTAGCCTGCGTGCGTCATCATGCGCGCGAGAATTACGACAAGCGGCTGAACGTCGCCGTTGACTGCCTTTCCATTTATCGCCAGGCGTTCCCCGAACAGTATGCGCGCTCCACCGCGCCGCCGTTTTCCGTGCAGCGCGAGCATGAGTTCTACAAGCTGGTCCATACACAGTGTTTCCCTTTAGTGGTCGACGAGCAAACGGATCTGCTCACTTATCTCGAGCGCGAGCCGCGCTTCTTTCTGCCATTCATTCCGGTGCGCGGGCTGCAGCGTTATGAGTGGATCCCCGGAGCGTTCGACTACGCCAAGATCGAGCTGCCATTCCAGGTCGCTTTACTGCTCTCCGGAATGTTGCCTGACGACCTGGCCGACGAGCCGATCGCAATTGACGGCTTGGGGTGTCCCACAGACTTCCCCCGTCCGGCACTGCCACTCGGGGGTCTCGGCTGGTCGCTCTTCGTGCACGCGCTAAAGACTGAAGACTCGCCCCTCGCCTATCTCCCGGCCGCGTTCGAGCTCGTTACTTACAAAACCGGAAATCTCTGGCTCGACATGCCGCGACAGGCTGGCCTCCTCGGCCACGCCTGGTCTCCGGAGCGGGTGGCAGAGTTGGCCCTAATGCGCGCGAAGGCGGACCAATACGACATCGCCATGCGCAAACTTCACAACTGGCTGCGGGAGGACCTGTCGGCCCGTCTGACGCGCGCGGTAACGCTCTGGAACACTGCGAGCGCGAGAGAGGCAGAGTGGGGTTACGCAGGTCTGACAGGCGATGAATTCATGGAGGCCGCCGCGGGTGAGGGCTGGGTGCCGATGCCGAACCAGATGATGGCGCTGCCGCCGGGCGAGCTCGACCGGCTCTGGGCAGGAAGCGAAAGGGGACAACTGGATGCTTAGCGAAATTGGCGAAACCGACGTGCTGTCAGAGTTGACCAGTATCATGGCGCACACGACTGCGATTCACCCGGAAGTCGAGAACCCGCGGCTGGAGTTTCGCGACGGGCAGTTTTTCTTCCGCATGACAAACCTCGAGGGTGGCGTGACGGAGCGATATGTTTCCGACGCGGCCGTGCGCGAGGCCTTCTCCAAAATCCCGATCGACAGCGGCTGGCTGCGTCCGGAGATCGCGCGTTGGGGCGATGGCAAGCATGGCGAGTGGGCCGTCGCCTTCTTCGCGCCGGCGGTGCAGGAACTGGAAGTGACGCGCGAGAGCGCGTCGACCGCAGACCGAGGACCGCAGACGGGTGACGCCACGGTCGCCGGTCAGCCGTCGCCGGTCGAATCTGAACTCCAGCGGTTGCGCGTGCCGCTGCCCGGCCTCGTCTTCTTCGGCATGGGCACGCAGTATTTCATCTGGGCGGTCAAGACCGCGAAGCTCGAGCCCTTCCAGGAAATCTTTCGCGCGCCGCTGCCAAACGTTTACACCGACGGCAAAGTTTGCTGGGGCATGGTGAAGCCGCCGCGCGCCAACGCCCGCTCGATCTTCACCGCGTTCGACCTCTTCATTAAGTCAACGTTCAATAATCACCTCGCGAGCGGAAAGTCGAAGCGCGCCGGCGACGACGTGCGCGGCGTGCTCCGCAAGTTGGCGGATCCGGTAGTTAGCAATCAACAGCGAGAGCATTGGGCGTACCCGATCGAGGACCTCGTGCGACAAGTTGCGAACGTCGGCGTCACTCTCGACAAGGCGTTGCGCGAGTTCATGGAAACGGGAGCGATGGCAGAGTGAGTAACCAGCAGTCAGCGCCTAGCAGTCAGCAGTACCCGGACGGCGGAATTGATGCCGGCTTACTCTTGCTGTGCGCGACAACGCCTCCGCTGAAAAGGTGGACGCTGGTAGAGATCGCATTCGTCTGCGGCTGCTCACGCACCAACATCTGGTTGATCGAACAGAACGCTTTAAGAAAGCTACGACGTTCACTCTCGCGGCGCGATGACGTCAAGGAGTTATTAAACGCATGAGCGTGCGGCTTATCGATCACCATCTTGCCCTTCGCGGCGCGCCGCTTCCACCGGTCGACGAGACGCTGCTGCTCGACTATGTCGTCGGCGCCGGCGGCATCTACGCGCGCGGCCGGCGCCCTGGCATCGAGGCCTGCATCCCGATCGCTGACGCGCGAGTGCGCGGGCTGCGTAGCGTCGAGCCCTACGTGCAGTGGGGATATCCGAAAGTGCCGGCGCAAATGCTGGCGCTGATATTCCATGTTTCGCAGACGATAGCGAAGAAGGAGCCGCGCGAGACGTTGTTCTACCTGAGCAGTGAGAAGCCAAACGTCGGGACTATTTTGTCTCGCGCGGGCTGGCACTTGATTTTTCCGGAACAGACCGCAACCGCCGAACACGTCGATCCGACTCTGAAGGGCGCCAACAGTCTTGAAGAGCGCGCCGTGATCGAAGTGCACAGTCACCACGAAATGGATCCGGTGTTCAGCGCGACTGACGACGCTGACGAAGGCACGATGAGCTTTCGGCTCTACGGTGTCATCGGCAATATTTTTACCAACCCGTCGATCCGCGTGCGCGTCGGGTTGTTTGGCCACTTCTACGAATACCCGGCAAGCGAGTTTTTCGAAATGCCCGAAGGGGTGACGGACTGCGTTACGTGGAAGGGAGACAGAAATGCGTAGACCAATCCTGATCGTGACAGACGGCGGCTTTGGAGAAACGCCAGTGCCTTCCGACGCTCTATTCCAACCGGGAGAAATAATCGTCGCAGCCCACGAGTCAGACCCGAGAACGCCACTTAATGTCATGTGTACTGCTGTAGTTCCTGTTGGCGGCTGTGTTGAATACGCCATCGCAGATCAGGCCAAGCCGCAGCAGCGCCGACCGCTAACACTCCTCATCCGCAAACCGCATAGGGAGACGCTCTACGTTCTTCAGTGGCCCGGTCAGGATGAGCCGGTGATCCACACTGAGAGCGAAATATTGCGCGGCCAAAAGAAAGCAGCGTTTGTGACCGCAGCTTGTCGTAACAGCGAGCACGGCAGATGCGCGTCGCTCAGGTGTCAGTGTGCGTGTGGGCATCCCTAGAAGCAATGAAGTCAGTAACAAAGGAAGACTATGAGCAGAAAAAACAAACGGCATTCACCATTCCAGGCTGCGAAACCGAAACCCGAAATCGGGCCTAACCCGCCGTCGCTGAATCTCGACTTCATGAACGCCGCCACGGTTGTCGTGCCGGAGTGGTCGAGCGTGCAATTCATTCTGGCCGGCTGCGGCGGCATAGGCGGCTATGTCGCGCCGCACCTGGGCCGGCTGATGCGCGTTATGCACGACAACGGCAAGGCCGCGCAACTCACGCTCGTCGACCCGGACGTCGTTGAAGAGAAAAACATCGGGCGCCAGAATTTCTGCGACGCGGAGATCGGTCAACCGAAAGCGATTGCCCTCGCGCAGCGCTATGGGCCAGCTTGGGGACTCAACACCGCAGTCTTCCAGAGCGAGTTTGACGAGAGCCATATGTTTGGCGCGAGCGATCTGATTGTCATCATCGGCTGCGTCGACAATGCAAAGGCGCGGTCGGTCCTCAACCAAACCCTGGGGCACAATCCGGAAGAGGTGAGCATGGGACCGCCGCGGGTTTGGTGGCTGGACTGCGGCAATCTGAAAGATACCGGCCGCGTGATGCTGGGCTCGGCCCTCGACGTGGACCAGTGCGAGGGCGCCTTCGTTGCCCCGGGCAAAGTGGCGGCGCTGCCCTCGCCGGCGCTGCAGTATCCGAGTCTGCTGATACCCGGCCGCGATGAAGTTCAAGACCGCGAGATGTCGTGCGCGGAGCTGCAAGCTGCGAACCTGCAATCGCTCAACATCAATCCGGCCGTCGCCTGGATGGCCAACAACATGCTCACGCGCCTGCTCGTCACTAACGACCTGAAGGTTTACCAGTCGGTGGCCAACCTCGCCTCAGTGACCGTGAAGTCTTTCTACTGCACGCCGGAAGAGATTGCGCGCGAGATTGATCGCTCAGTCGAATTCGTCATCGGCTACGAACGCAACGAGGTGGCAGCATGAGCGCAGAACTTCGCACCCAGAACTCAGCACTTATCACGAGGCAGATGACGGAAGAGCAACTTGGCGAATGTGTCCGCGAGGCCTGCGCCGCGCTCGGCTGGCGCTTTCTCTGGCTGCGATATCTGACGAATTCGTCGGAGGGAATTCTCGACCTGCAGTTGATTCCCCTGCGCCACACTGACCGGCGCCACACGCTGCATCGCGAGCTGAAGGGTTACGACAGAAACGGCCGGCTCGGCACGCTGACCCCCGCGCAGGCGGAAACTATTGAGGCCCTCAACGGCGCCGGCGACGATGCGCGCAAGTGGGCGCCCGAGGATTGGCTTTCGGGGCAGATTCAGGAAGAGCTGAAGTAACTCAGCATTCAGCATTCAGCATTCAGCATTCAGCACTTACTTTGGCCTACTCCCCCTCTGATTCGCCCACCGCGGCACGCGCTAAACGGCGCGGCGGCCGCGGCTTCTATCGGGACCGCGATCGTCCCTATCACGATGCGCCGCGGCCGGGCCCGCGCCACCAGTCACGCGATCGACTGCGCCAACCAGGGGAGCGCGAAGCCTGCGAGTTGGGCCGGGAGCTGGCAGCCCTGGCCGTCCGGTTCGAACGCTTCCGCGGTCCGCTCAACAAGTGGCGCCACCAGGTGCTGGTGCAGGCGCGCAGCGACGACTGGAAACACAGTGAAGTGCTCGACTGTCTCGGCCCGGTGCCGATGTCGATCGAGGAAATTATTGAAGAGACCGATCTCGATCGGCAGAGCGTCGAGCAGTCGCTCGCGCATCATGAGAAGCGCGACGAGGCCGTCAAGTGCAACCGCAACGGCGGCCCGGTCGTGATTCGCTCGGACGGGAAGGCGACGGAGAAGGTGTACTGGAGAAGAGCCGACCGTCGACCGTCGACCGTCGACCGTCAGTAAATCTATGTTCACAGCCAAAGTCACATCGACAATCTCCGGCAACAAGTATCTGGACAAGCAGACGACGTTTGCCCTCGCCTCGGCCCTGACTCTCGTCGCCAAGGATATCCAGACGGCGACCGCCAAAGGGCTCGACAAGCAGCAGGGCGGCGCGTTTGAGATACGCACGAACTGGAACAGGCCCTCGAACATCTTCGGCGTGCGCATTAAACCCGCTACCAAGCAGAAGCTCGAGGCCTGGGTGGGCACCGCGGCGGAGTGGCTTGCGAAGTTCGTGGAAGACAACCGCCCGGGCTCGATCGTGCTGAAGCTGCCACGCGGCGAGTTCATCGCGATACCCACCAGCAACGTGCGACGGACCAAGCGAGATCTGATTCGCGCCGCGCAACGCCCCGCGGCGTTGAGAGGGAAACGCGACGTAGTGTTGCCGCTTAAGTCGGGTAAGGGCTTTGTGCTGTTTCAGGGGAAACCATCTAGCTATCGCGGAGAGAAGCGGAGCGGTCGCGGGAAAGGCGGCAGACTGGTTGCGCTCTACATCTTGGTGCCCTTCGCCCGAATAGTCGAGAAAGACGTGCTCTATGGACCAGCGCGGAAAGTGTTCCTGAAACGCTTCGGCGATATCTACCAGGGGCAACTCCGGAAGGCGTTTGCACCGCGAGGGTGAACAGGGGAAAAGGGGAACGGGTAAAGGGGAGGAAGTCAGAGCCGGGAGCCGTAGCGACCGGGTAACGTTCGCAAAGTTATTGGAGGTGGAACATGCCAGTTGATCTCGAACTCGCGGAGCGCATTGTTAAGCTCCTCAACGAGATGATGGAACTTGATACCGCAGCGGTAGCGGAACTAATGGCCAAGCGCGTTGTCGTAAACGATCGCCTTGCCGACCACCCGACCGTGCAGGTTGGGCCAATGGAGCCCGACGGTCCAAATGTGATGGGAATCCTCGGAGTACTTAACGGTCTCGTCGGCACAAACTCGAGAGGATGGGGCTGCGTCGCCGGTGTTTACGAGGACGCGAGTTTGCTCAACTTACTCCGCTTCAAAGTCCTTGGTGATCGGGCAGTCGAAGAGCAAAGCCAACAATGACAACTAAAAACCCGAAACCCGAAACCCGAAACTCGAAACCGGCGCGCAAGTCGCCAGGCTGGCGCAATCGCATCGTCGGCCACGGTACGAAGCCGGCGAATGAATTCAAGTTCAACCCACTCAACTATCGCCGGCATCCGGAAGACCAGCGCGAGGCCGTGCGCAAGATGCTCGGCGTCGTCGGCTGGGTGACGGAAGTTATCGAGAACGTGCGCACCGGCAATCTCATCGACGGCCAGGCGCGCATTGAAGAGGCGCTGCGGCAGGATCCGGAGCAGCTCATTCCTTTCACCCAGGTGGACCTGTCGCTCGAGGAAGAGAAGGCAGTGCTCGCATCGCTCGATCCAATGACCGGCATGGCCGAGCACGACGCGGAGACGCTGCAGCAGCTGCTCGACGAGACCATAGCCGAGATGCCGGACCTCGAAGAGCTGCTCAAGTCGCTGCACACGATCGACGTCGAAGAGCCTGACGAGCCGAAGTCGCGCACCGCGGTCTTCACCGAACACATTCGCCTGGTTATCGAATGCAAGAGTCGGCGGCAACAGACGAAACTCTTAAAACGGTTTGAAGAGGAAGGCCTCGAGGTCCGCGCCACATAGGAAGGCAAGCCACAGATGAATACGGATAAGAACGGATCGGAAAAGCCAGCTAATAGCAGCACCTGCGTCCTGCATCCGGAGCGCGCTGGGCCGTATGAGGTCACCGGCATTCGCGTCTGCGTTGAATGCTTCGAGGTTTACCGAAATGAACGCCGCGAATTCCAAGGTCTCGAAGCTCGCCGGTTTTATCAATCGCTGCTGAAAGCAGCTTACAGCCTATGAGTAAAGCGACCGCAGACCGCAGACCGCAGACCGCCGGCGGCCAACCGTCATCGGTCACCGGTCCGCCGTCGCAAGCTTCGCTTGCTGACTGGGCCGCGGACCAGGCGAAGGTGGCCAACATCTCCGAGCTGCATCGCGCGTCGGGCAAGGACCGCGCGACCGTCGTCAAGCTGCTGAATGCCGCCGGGCTCAAGCCGAAGTTCGAACGCGCTCGGGAAAAGTTTTACGACCTGGCTGATGCTACGGCCGCGCTCTCTCGAGACCCGCGCGAGATTGCCAGCGCCGCGCCGCTCACGCACGCGCGCACGCAGAAGACAACGGCCGAGGCGGCGCGCATCGTGCTCAAGCTGCAGCGTGAACGCGGCGAGCTGGCGCCGCGCAGCGAGTTTCGCGAGGAGGCTTTCAACCTGGTCAAAGGGGTCCACACTCGTTTTACGCGCTACGCGAAAGAAGCGCGCCGGCGCTTCAAGCTTTCGGCCGAACAGGCGCGGCAGATGGAGACAGACTTCGCGCTGATATTCGATGACTTGAAGCGCGACTACCCGGAAATACTTTAACGCGGATGACAAGACTAGAAATCCTACTCAGTGAACAGCAACTGCTCGCGAGTGAGATAGCGCGCGAGAAACGCTTTATTGAGAGGGAAGCTGCTCATAGCAAGGCCCGCGCTCGTGTAAGGAGAATCGACTTGATTTACAGCGCAGTGAAATCAGGTAAACGTCGTGCGGAAGTAGCGCGAGAGTTTGGTCTCTCGGCGTCGCGAGTCCACGAACTCTTCCATAAGGGCCGCCGTCGCGCTGAGGTCGCCGAGGAGAAATGATCGCTAACCGCAGAAGTTCGCGTCGCCGAGCCTCCGCTCATTGCGGGCGGGACGCCCGCGCTCCCAGCGCTCACTGGCCTCTGAGTTTCTCCGACTGCCCACTGCCCACTGCCCACTGCCCACTGTAGTTCAATGTCTTCCCCCGCCATCCAGCAAATCTTTCGCGACGCGATTAACGCCGCCATTCCGGATGCGCTGCTGACCGGCAGCGAGTGGGCCGACACTTACCGCTACGTTTCCCAGGGACCGCAGCGCGGCGAGAAGTGGACCATGGCCGCGCGGCCCTTCCTCATCGAACCACTAAACTGCATCACCGATTCCAGCGTGCGCACCATAGTGCTCTGGTCCGCGTCCCGCGTCGGCAAGACTGAGGGGCTGCTGCTCAACGCTAACGGTTACTTCATGCACATCGACCCGCGGCCGATCATGAACCTCCGGCCCACGCTCGACGACGCGAAGCTTTTCAGCCGCGAGCGCTGGAGCGCCATGGTCGAAGAGTCCCCCGTGCTGCGCCAGATCGTCGAGGACACGCGCACGCGCGACGGCGAGAACACGATGTTCTACAAGAAGTTTCTCGGCGGTTACACCTTCTTCGCGGGCGCCAACGCCCCGGCCGGATTGCTGGCCCAGGAATTCAGCTTGCTCCTCGCCGACGAGATTGATCTCTACCCGGCGAACGCCGGCGGCCACGGCGATCCGCTCGACCTTGCCGACGTCCGGCTGCTGAACTATGAGAAGGTGGGCCAGGCGCTTTCGATACTCACCTCCACGCCGACGATTAAGGGCAGCTCGCGCATTGAGACTGCTTACAACCTCGGCGACCAGCGCCGCTTGTTCGTACCCTGCCAGCGCTGCGGCGAGTTTCAGGAAATTCTCTGGAGTTCAATTAAGTGGACCGAGCTAAAGCGCGAGCCCGAGAACGCCTGCTTCCAGTGCGTGTTTTGTGAAGGCCTCAACGAAGACGACGAGAAGGAAGAGATACTCGCAAACTGGGAATGGCGCGCGCACGCGGAATTCAAAGGCACCGCCAGCTTCAAGCTGCTCGGCACTTACTCCCCGGAAATCACCTGGGGCGGCATGGCCGTGAAGCTGACCGAAGCAAAGCGCGCGAAGAGCTACGAAAAGTACCAGGTGTGGGTCAACTCGACGCTGGGAGAGTTGTTTGAACAAGGCGAGGGACTCGACGAAGAAGAGGTGTTATTCCACCGCGAGGCCTACGCGGCGCCAGTGCCCGCCGGCGTTTGCTATATCACCTTCGGCGCCGACGTTCACCCGGACCGCATTGAGGTCGAGATCCTCGGTTGGGGCCTCGACGACGAGACATGGTCCATAGACTACAAAACCCTACTCGGCAACACTGAGACTTTTCCAGCGCCCGTCTGGGACGATCTCTTCGACTATCTGACTACGGACTGGAAGCACGAGTTCGGCGTCACCATGCGCGCCACGGCTGGCGCTATAGACACTGGCGGCCACTCCACCGACGCCACTTATAAATTCTGCTATCGCTACCGCGCGCAACGCTGGTTCGCGATCAAAGGCGCGAACGTGCCCGGCCGGCCGATCGCGCCGAAGAAGCCTTCGCGAGTGGGCACGCCGCGCGTAAAGCTCTACCTCCTCGGCACTGAGGCCGCGAAAGATAAAGCGGCCGCCATGTTTCGCGTGACGAAGCCCGGGCCCGGCTTCTGCCACGTGCCTGACACTTACAGCGACGAGTGGTTTAAGCAAATCACTTCCGAGAAGCGCATTCGCTCGGTGCACCGCGGCTTCTCAGTGTGGCGCTGGGTGAAGGTGAGAGAGAGCGCGCGAAACGAAGCCTGGGACGCCCGCGTGTACGCCATCGCCGCCAAGGAGATCCTCAACCCGAATCCGGAGCAGCGCCGCGAGCGGCTGCTGGTAGACGCAGCGCGCGCGAAGGAAGAGCGAAGAGAGCAGCGGGCAGAGGCCAGAGGCCGGAAGCCAAACGGCGGCGGCGATAGCAGCGGCGAGGACGCCGGGCGAGACGCCCGCGGTCCCAGGGAAGAGGACAGCGACCAGTGGCCACCAACCGGCGAGCAGCCCAACCGGAAACCCAACACCCGAAACCCGACACCCCCTTCCTCTTTCCGCGTCCCCCGCCGGCGCGGCGGCTTCGTCAAGAAGTGGTAGAATCTCCGGCCCATGAGTCGCGATGAATTCGACGTCGACAGCCTCGAGGCGAAAGCTTTCTTTCGCTGCAAGCGCGCGCTCGCCCACCTAATGAATAAAAACCACGAGCTCGCCCCGCTCGAATGCGCTGGCTGCCTCGAGATAGCAGGTTTCCTAACCGAGCCGGGTTATCACGGTGACGAAGGCAACCCGGTCGGCGTCGATGGCGACGTCCCGCTCTAAAAAAAATAATCGAGAGTCTTTGCGGATTTCGCTTGACAGCTATAGACAATCTGTCTATACTCTCCTTGTTCGAAAAAACACGGGCCGCGACGATATACGCGGGGCGCTCGAAAGAGCAAAAGAGGAGATAAGAATCATGGCAACTCTAACACTTGTTAAAACCGATTCAGACGGCAGCTACTTTCTTCAAGGCACTGGCGATCCTTCACAAAACGCGGACTTCTCGCTTTACACCTGTGACGGTGAGGGTGGAAGACCCTTTCGCTTTCGGCAACGGTTCGTGGGAAATTGTTGACGGCGTTGTGACCGACGATTACGATCCTGAGGATACGGACACCTTCTGGTCGGCGCTGGATACGGTTCTCAAGTCTGCAAAGGCGCAGGGAATTCGGCTTCCGGATTACGTTGACGACGAATATAAAATCAAGAGAAGCGGCTGGCTGGGCGAAGAGTTGAACGACAAGCCTTGCACCTACGGAATCCCCAAGGACCCGGCAGGTGACCCGCGCGACACTAAGCAGTGCGGCAAGCCTTCGGTCTACAAGGCCGTTGGCGGATTTGAGTTCTGCCAGGAACACGCTCCCGAAGTGGCCGAGAACGACGAGGTGTATCTCCCGGCATAAGGATCGTTAACTCCTATGACACCTGCACAAGCAATCGAGAAGTTCTTCGAAGGCACCGGCTTTCTGGTGCGCGGCAAATCCTACCCTGCTGAGCTGCCGGCCGTCGTGGAGGATTACTACTGCTACACGACTGACGGTGGACATTCGATCCTTTGTTTAATCGAAGGGCAGTTTGACTACCAGGCCAGGGAGCTGTGGAAGTCGCTCTGCCCCGTGCCCGTCAAGCACGTCTTACGTGGCCATCGAGTTCACGCCGGGTTTCCCGTGGTCGTAGCAGAGTACGATCCAGAGGTGGGACTAAAAGACTAACCCGGAGGACGACGAAATTCTAATGACCGCCGCGCAACTCAAAAAACAGCGCCAGCAGATCGGGCTCAGCCAGCGCAAACTAGCTGAGGCCCTGGGTGTCACGATACGCACGCTCTCGCGCTGGGAGTGTAACGCGGTAGCGCCGCCCCCCTACGTCGAGCTCGCTCTTGCTGAACTGAAACGCCGCCTCTCAAAACCGTTATAAGAGCCCGCTCTCTTTGGTCTCTGCTCTCCGGCCTCTGACCTCTGGCCTCTGCGCGCTTTGCGCGCCTCTTCCGGCCCACCCTCCACCTAGCCCTCCGCGCCCGCTGGCCTATCATGCCGCGCGATGAGCGATGAAGTCGGCAACTACCCATTGACAATTCAGCAGGGCGGCACGGTTGCTCGCACTTTCACCTGGACTGACGATGCCGACCCGCCTGCCGGCATCGACCTGACCGGTTGCCATGTCGCCGCCCGCATCTACCTGAAGGGCGTGGCCGGCCCGGCGCTGATAATCAGCGACGAAGAGGAGGGTGGCATCACGATCGCCGACCAGGACGACGAAGACACCCGGGGGCAGTTTGCAATAATTATCACCGACGAGCAGACCGACGAACTGTTTCAGGCGACCGGCTCCTGGCGGCTCGACGTGCTGCACCCGAGCGGCACGGTTACGCCGCTGCTTGGCGGCACGGTGAAAGTGATACCGAGGAGCGGAGTCAGTGCCTAATATCACTGTCAATCAAACGATCGAGCGCGTTACAGTCGAAGGCGAGACGGAGATTGTCGTTGCTCGCGAAACTGCGGTTCGCGTGGTCACCGTTGGTGTGCAGGGACCGCCGGGCGCTCCAGGCGCGAACGCTAGAAACACCTTTACCGCTGAGAACAAGGAAGCGATCGCGATTACCCGGGGCGAGGTGGTTGCGTCGCACCCGTCGGGAACGGGCTTTGCCCTCGCCAGCGCGGCTGATAATTCCCGGAACGGTCTGGGCCTGGCTGCCGACAGCATTGCAGCCGGTATCGCGGGCGACGTGCAGCTCGGCGGCGTGCTTGAGCTCGAAGATTGGACCGAAGTGGTTGGCAGTCCGGCGCTGGCGGCGAAAACAACTTACTACCTCGATACCGTGCCCGGAAAGTTGACGGCGAGTGCGCCTTCAATTCCCGGTCAGGTGGTCCAGGTAATCGGCAATTCAATTTCCCCAACCGCTCTGAGACTAGAAATCGAAGAGCCTGTTCTCTTGTGAGGAGAAACCTATGGCGCTGCGCAAACCAATCGTTATCGTCGGCGGACAGCTTCAGCAGTTGCAGTCAACTGACACGCTCGACTCGCCGCAAGCGGGCGGCGACGTCGTCATGCAAACCAACGACGAGGCCGGCGCGATCGTCATCGGCACCCCCGTTTACAACGACGTAAACGACGGCGTGAAGAAAGCAAAGGCGGACGCTTCCGGCACGAAGGACGTTATCGGGCTGATGCGCGACGCTTCTACGGCGGCCGCGGCGTCCGGAGCGGTGCAGGTCAACGGCGTGCTCAGCGCGACCACTGGCCAGTGGGACACGGCGTTTGGAACGTCGGGCGGGTTAACCAAGGGCACGCGCTACTACTTGTCGGGCACGACGGCGGGACTTGGCGCCGGCACTGCGCCGTCGACCGTGGGCCAATATGTCGTCGAACTCGGCCTGGCGCTATCAACTACGGAGTTGCTGCTGAGCGCTCCCTTCCGGCCGATTCTTTTGTAAGGGATAAGATGGCGGTTCGCAAACCACTGGTTATGAACGGCGGCCAGCCGCAGCAATTGCAGAGCGGCGACCTTTTGCTTGACCCGTTGCTCTACCGAAACAGCAGCGGCACTGGCAGCGCAGCCGGTGGGGCCGAAACCACAATTGACAGTTTCAGCTTGCCGGCGGGAACGCTTGACGTCGACCAGAAAGCCCTTCGGATTACGGCGTTTGGCAACTACGCGAACAACGCTAACGTGAAGACCGTCAAGCTCTACTTCGGCGCCACTGTGATTGCCACACCGAACGCGGGCCTTGCTCACACTGGCGTGTGGGCGGTCAACGTGGCGTTTGTTTTCCGTACTGGCGCCGCCACGCAAGTCGCCTGGTCGCGTAACGCTACGGGTAGCGGCGGTAACGAGCAGGCAAATACCAATCCGCTCACGACCCCTGCCGAGACGTTGGCAAGCCCCGTTCTTATCAAGGTTACCGGTGCGGGAACCAGCGCCAGTGACGTGGTTTGTAAGGGCCTGATAATCGAGCTGTTGAGCTGAAAATGACGACGCCAACAATTCCCAATTGCGAACCCCGCGAAATCACTCGCGGTGCCACCGTGGCGTGGACCAGGTCAATCTCTGACTACCCGCCGGCTGACGGCTGGGCGCTGACTACTTACTTTCGCGGCACTGGAAAAGGTGTCGACGTCGTCGCAGTGGAAGACGGCTCGGACTATCTATCGACGATGACCGCGGCGCAATCGGCGAGCATGGCGAGCGGGCGTTACGACTGGCAGGCATGGGTCGCGCGCGGGACGGGCGAGACGCTCGAGCAGCACCAGGTGGGCGCCGGCGTGGTCACGGTGAAGCTCGGCTTCGTGTCAGTCGACACGGACACTCCCGTCGACGGCCGCTCGGAAAACGAAGTGGCGCTCGCGAACATTCGACTGGCACTCGGCAAGGCGGCCGCAAAAAATGCGGCCGAGTATCAGATTGCGAACCGCATGAAGCGCGAGCACACGATCGCCGATCTGATTCTGCTGGAAAATCGCTACGTGCAGCTCGTCAACTCGGAACGTCAGGCGGCGGCGCTCCGGCGCGGCGCGCCGTTTCTGACAAACGTTTATACCCGCTTCAAATAACCACAGGAGACAACTTTAATGACACGACGACAACTAATGACGATTACCGAAGCCGACAACGTCGCAGCCATCACGCGCGCGGAAACCAGAGCTAACCTGACGGCGGCAATAATGGCCGCGGCGCTCGCGGGCGGCGGCGCCGGCCTCGTCAACAACGGCACGCACTCTTACCTGGTCACGTTTGTGACTGCCGAAGGCGAGACCGATATCGACGGCGAAGACCTGGGCCAGGTGTCGGCGACGGTCGTAGCGTTCGGCACTGACGGCAAAGTCGCATTGTCGGCGATACCGACTGGCTCGCAGTTTGTAACCGCACGGAAAATCTATCGCACCAAGGCCGGCGCGGATCCAAACTTCGTCGAGAACTATTTCTATCTGGCGACGATCGCCAACAACACCGCGACCACTTACACCGACAACACGGCGGACGCTTCGCTCGACACCGCCATCCCGGCGCCAACGCGCAATACCACCTCGAACATTATCTTTTCGTTCGACGCGCGCAACGGTCTCAACCCGGCAGCGCTAATGCTGAGCGGTCTGGGAGCTGCAGCGAGTTACCCGAAGACGACATCGGGCGCGCAATCGCTGCTGACGGCGCATGCGACGCTTGATCGGATTGTCGTGATCGTCGTCAGTATCACGGAAACCTTTGCGAACGGCGACGGCGCGAAGCCTTCGTTCAATATCGGCGAGACCTCGACGGCGACCAAGTTTAAGTCGGGTCTGACGTCGGGCACTGTCGGCGACAAGCTGGTCTATGCCGGAACACTCAGCGCCACGAAAGCGCTGCTGGTAACAGGCACGGCCGGCACGGGCACAACTGAAACGGGCGCGATCGCAGTGGCGGTCTTTGCGCTGCCGGCAGCCTCGTAGAAAAAAGATAGAGGTCAGAGGTCAGATGTCAGAGGCCAGCAATAAAACATCGCGGCTACAATCACACGCCGACGCGAGTGGCTGCTGTTCCCGTCTGACATCTGATCTCTGACCTCTGTCGCTAACAAGATGGCTATTACTACTCTCGATCTCAATCTCCCAACCTTCGCGCAGATTCGCGCGGAGCAGGCGAGTGCGCGCCGGGCGAGGGGGGCTCGCCTTACGCGTACCTACCAGGCGGCGATGCCGTCGCGCCAAACGTCCGACTGGTCACTGTCGCAAACCTCCGCGAACTCCGAGACGCGGCGATCGCTGCGCTGGTTACGCGCGCGCAGCCGGGAAGAGCAGCGCAACAATGGGCCGGTCAAGAAAGTCATCGCGATGTACAGCAACAATGTCGTCGGGCCTGAAGGCCTGACGCTCAGCGATGCCATCGAAGGTGACGAAGAAAACCAGCAGGACGCGCAGCTTAACGACGACGTGATCGCGGCGTTCAATGAGTGGGCCAAGCCGGAGAACGCCTCGGCGAGCGGCGAGATGTCATGGGTGGACCAGCAAACCCTGTTGATGGAGACAGTGGCGCGAGACGGCGAGTGCCTGATTAGAAAACGCTTCGACGCGCCCAACCCCTTCGGCTTCGCCCTGCAGTTCATGGACGTCGCCTGGCTCGACGAAACCTTCAATACGATTCTGCCAAACGGCAACCGCGTCTTGATGTCGGTTGAGCTCGACGACTTCGACCGCCGGGTTGCTTATTACTTCACCCGCCCGTCATCTGATTATCTCTATCCGGAATACGGCTCGCCGCTTATGCGCACGCGCGTGCCGGCAAGCGAGGTCTATCACCTCTTCCTGATGACCGAACACGAGACGCAGGTGCGCGGCATTCCCTGGCTGCATGCGATTATGGAGATGCTGCACACGCAGCGCGGATACGTTGACGCCGAGCTCTATGCGAGCCGCGCCGGCGCCTGCGTCACCGATTACCTGTCGCCGCCGAAGAACGACGAGTGGAACGAACTGTTTGACTCCGACGAGGTGAAGGCAGCACAGCAGGTACCTGGCTTCGAAGCGGGCACCCAGCGCGAGCTTGAGACGGCGATGCAGCAAATATTGCCGCCGGGCTGGACCGCGCAGTCGAACGATCCAAAGCACCCGAACACAAACTTCGCGGGCTTCCTAAAAGGGACGTCGCGCTATATCGCGGCCGGATCGTTGGTGCCCTACTTCCGGATGTTTTCAGATCTCGAGGGAGTGAACTACACCTCGAGCCGCGCCGGAGACAACGAGGCGCACGACTTCTATCGCTACCTGCAGCGTTGGCTGAAACAGTTTGCCCGGCGCGTTTTCTTCGACGTCACGAAGAGCGGCATGCTGACGGGCGCGATGCCCGTTGGCGCGTCTGACTATTCCCGCCTGGCGCCAGTCTACGACGCGCGCGGCTGGGACTCTGTCGACCCGGAGAAAGATTCGACGGCGGCCATCATGGACATCGGCGCGGCGCTCGACACCCGCACGCGGGTCCTGGCTGAGCGCGGTCTCAACTTCCGCAAGGTAGTGAAGAAGCTGCAGCAGGAAGAAAAAATTCTTAAAGACGCCGGCATTCAAATCTCCGCCTTCAAGCCAAAGGTGCCCGCCGGCGCCGAGCAACCTACCGACACGACCGGCGCCCCGAACCCGCCGGCAGACGACGCCACGCCGGACGCCCCCAACTCATAATCGTTTTAAGTCTCCCTCCGGTTCTTCCGGCCCACCCTCCAGGGAGCCTCGTCTCGCGCGTGTGTTAATTTCCCGCCTCGATGGCATCCCCCGCTTTCAACCCCCAGGAACTTCTAGGCCGCACGCTGGTCCGCGACCTGCGGCTGACCAAGCAAAATTCCGTCATTAATCGGGAGAAGAGAACTGTCCGCGTCGACATCTCTTCGGACGCCCCGATCCTGCACGTGCTGGGTGGCCGCACGGTCGCCTACGTAATTCTCGACCACAAGGCGGAGTCGATTAACCTCGAGCGAATCAACGCTCGCAGTTCGCGCGTGCTCGACAATCACGACGTCAAAATCCGCTACGGCTTCCAAAGCGATCCGGTTACCGACGGCCACGTGCTAGGCGTGACCTGGAGGTTCTCTCCCCTAAAACACGCGCTGGATGCCTTTGAGGAAATCGCCGACGCGCTGGACCACGGCGACTCTCCCGGCGTCTCTGCTGGTTTTACCATCGAGAAAGTTGCTCCCAAGCCGGAGCGAATGATCGACAACATTCCCGTGCTCAGGGCCACCAGCTGGACGCCGATCGAAGGCTCGCTGGCCACCATTGAAGCCGACCTGGCAACCGGCATCGGCCGCTGCCTGAACGAAGCGGAGCGAGTCGCGCCTAAGCCAGCCGAAGGAAGTCCGGAAGAGGAAGCGGGCGAGAGCGCCGACGAAGAGGCCGCCGAAGGCGACGGCGATCCAATTGACCCAACCAAAACCCGTACAACGAGGAGTGAAACCATGACTGCTGCTGAAATAGAAGCCAAGCGCATCGCCGACGAGGCCGCGCGCGCCGCTGCTAACCCGCTCGTTGTGCTGGAGACGCGCACTAACGATTACGTTAAGTTCGCCGTGCTCTACGGAAACGACGAAATTCAAAAGCGCACGCTCACCGAGATGGCGCGCGAGTTCGCCCTGACCGACAAGAGCGAAGCGGAGCTGAAGGCCGAGATTCTGAAGACGCGCTCCGAGTGGTCCACCAAGGTCGCCGGCGCGATGCCCCGACTGACCGAGAGTGAGAAACAGCGCTACTCGATCGCGCGGGCCATCACGGCCGACGCGGCTTCGCGCCGGGGCGGTGAAGACCTCGGCGAGAACGGCAAGAAGGTTGACACGCGCTGCTTCGAGCTCGAGGTCTCGCAGCAAATTCAGCGCGACCTGAAACTGGTCCAACATCGCGACGGCTTCTTTATGCCGACCGGTGTAGCGCTTCGCGGCCAACAGTCGGTAAGCGAGGCAGGCCAGGAAATCTTTTTCCGCCAGCTGATGGAAATGTTCAAGCGCGCGGGTCTCGACACCGCTACGCCGACCGCCGGCCAGGAGCTGGTGTTCACCGAAGCGGGCTCGTTCATCGACATGCTGCGCAACAAGGCCCTTGTCATGCAGCTCGGCGCGACCGTGTTGCCGGGCCTCGTCGGCAATGTGGCGTTCCCGCGCCAGACCGGCGCCGGCGCCGGCCACTGGGTAGAGGAAAACCCCAGCACCGACGTGGACGACGACGATGCCGCGCTGGACCAAGTGACGCTGTCGCCGAAAACTTATCAGAGCTCGACGTCTTATTCCCGGCAGCTGCTGCGCCAGGGCACGGTCAACGTTGACAACATCGTGCAAAACGATCTCACGCAGGTGAACGCGCTCGAAATCGACCGCGCCTCGCTGCACGGCACCGGCGCCAATAATCAGCCGAAAGGCATCTACGCGCTCGACGGCGTCAACACCACTTCGTTCGCTTCTTCGGGCACCACGCCGGGCGTTATCAGTTTCGCCGGCGTTATCGACATGGAGACGAAGATTGCGGTGGCCAATGCCGACCTGGGTTCGATGGCCTACCTGACGACTCCGGAAGTGCGCGGCACGGCCAAGCAGACCGCGGAGCTTTCGAACACCATCGCGCTCGCGCTCTGGCGCGGCGGCGAGATGAACGGCTTCCGCGCGGAAGCATCCAACCAGCTTTCAAAAACACTCGGCGCCGGCGCGGACCACGGCATCGTGTTTGGCGTCTGGTCCAACCTGATGATCGGCGAGTGGGGCGCTATTGAGGTCATCACGGATCCGTACCGCCTCAAGAAGCGCGGCATGATCGAGGTCACCACGTTCCTGATGGCCGACATCCAGGCACGCTACGCGCAGGCCTTCACCAAGGGCCAGTATCTGAAGAAGAGCTAAGCAACTGATGGTCGGCAGTCGGCAGTCGACGGTCGGAAAAGACGGGGGAGGCAGTGATGGCAGTTGGTTTCGAAAAGCAGGGCGCGAAGACGAGGCGGATACGCTTCACGTCTGACATGTCGCACGGAGGCATTAACTATGGCCCGCAGTTCGAAACCGACGAGGTGGAGATCGAGGCGCGCGCCGCCGCCAACTACGTTCGCTCCGGACGCGCGCAGTTCGTCGCCGATGGCCCAGCTCCCGATCGCGAAACCTTCCAGGACGCAGCGCCCCGGCAAGGTGGCGCGAAGGGTAAGTAGATGCCGGTTGAGGATGCGGAAGGCCGCAAATTGTTCTTTGACCCCGACGACTTTGAGCAGGTCGCCGAATGCGTCATCACTGGCCCCCAGGGGTTCATCCGCCGATTAAACGTCGACCTGAGCCCGCGCACTGAATCAGTGGGGCTCTACGAGACCAGCGTCGAGGCGCCGAACCCTTCGTTCCTTTGCCTCGAAGACGACCTGGTCGACGTGAAGCGCGGCTTCACGGCCACGATTCGCACTACGGTCTACCTGATTGAGCGCATCGCCTTCGACGGCGCCGAGACCGCAACAGTTTATTTGAGCGAGTAGAACCCGAAAATTCCACCAATGAGGAGAACCCATGAAACGACTTGTGAGCTTTTTACTTCCCACGCGGCTGATATTGACCGCCGTCGCGGCCGCTTTCGCCGCCAGTAACCCCCATGCCAACTCCGCCAGTAACGCTGCGCCGTCAGTTTGTCGAGCTGCTGAAGCTACGGCTGAAAGCTATCTCGGCCTCCACGACAGTGACACTCCACGACGGCAGTCAGTATCAGTTTCAAACGAACTTGGGCGCGCGCCCGATCGAGCGCAAGCCCGTGGCCCTGCAGTCGGACGACTTGCCGGCGCTCGGAATCGTGGACGACGACAACAAGACGGTCCAGGATTTTCCGCGACAGAAAGCCGTCTCGAACACACTCTCCTGCCAAGTCCGAATCTTCCTGAAACGCAATACCGATTTGGACCTAGCCGACTCGTATCTTGGCGACGTGATGCGCGCGATAGTTACCAGTCACCTGACCGGCAAATACGAGCCAACCTTCGGCGGCTTAGCTGTCGACACGCGACCGGAGTCGGACGGATGGATAAGAGACCGCACGACCTACGAAGTTGAAGCCGCGGCGGTCTCGTTTACGGTCGAGTTTCTGAGTGGTCCATTCAACGCTTACCAGTGAGGTTCACACAACATGGCCCTTCCTAAATATTTTATCGGCGCCGGCGACGTGAAGTTTGCCAAGTTGGATCCGGCCACCGGTCTGCCGCTCGCGTTCGTCGACATTGGCGAAGCGCCGGCGGTGAAGTGGGACGAGACCGTCGAATATGCCGACGCCTTTAGCTCCGGCAAGTCGGGCCCGAACCTGCAGAACCTGCACCAGGCAATCAAACGCAGCGCCGCGCTCGAGATAATGTGCACCGAGAAATTGGCGGCCACGCTCGAGCAGTTCTATCACGGCACTAAGACGGCGGAAGTGGCGGGCAGCTACACCGCCAACGAAGCGTTTCCTACCGGCATCGTCGTCGGTGAAAGCTACCTCGTTCCGGGTGGCCACGTGGGCATCACTGCGCTGGTTATAAAAGACTCGGCCGTCACGCCGGTCGCGCTGACACTCGGCACGCACTACACGTTCACCGAGGCGGGCCTGGTAACTTTCCTCAGCCTCGGCAGCTTTACGCAGCCGTTCAAAGCCTTCTCCTATTCTTACAAGGCGTCGACAATCCTGAAGATTGCCAACGCCACGCCCGGGGACGTCTGCGTTCTTTTCGACGGCGTCAACCTGGTAACCAACGACAAGACCTGGGCGCGATTCGACCGCGTGTCTTTCGCCCCCGTAGGCATGGCGCTCAAAGACGGCAGCTCCGCGGGCACCAGCAACACGCCGGAGACCTTCGACCTTAAAGGCGTTGGTCTGCTCGGTCTCGGCAAGACAGCGACCGACGGCTACGGCGAGTATCGCGAGTATTAAGAAGTCAAACGCCAGGAGCCCGTAGAAACAAGAAAAGCACAGATAGTGGAGGAGCCAGCAAAATGAGAAATCGAATACTACTTCTTATCATCGCCTCGCAAATGGCCTCGTTTGGCCAGACACTCCGGCTGCTGGATGCGGACAGCCGCGGCAACGACGACGTCATCGGCCAAGTTCTGCAGATGAGCGGCAATGCGGTCCAGGCCTTCGCCAACAGCGACGACAAGGGCTTCAGGAAGTACCTGAAACTAATCGCAGACTCGATTAACGAGTTCCTGAGCTCGTCCACCTAAGCCGCCGGAACCGTCGGGTCTTGAGTCGAACAGTCTCACCGGGGAGGGGTTATTACTAGCGTGGAACATCCTCTGCTTTTTGAACTCTTCACCTGGGGCGACCTCGGCCGAAACGTTGCGAGCATCGTGGGCAGCCTCCTTATTGCCTACGTCCTCGTCCGCTCGCGGACCTCGTCTATTCTAAGGGAAGAGCGCGACGCGCTGCGCGATAAGTGCGCGCGTATCGAAGAAGAGGACGCGAAGCTCAAAGAGGAAGGGCACGCAAAGGACGTCATAATTGCCGATCTGAGAGCCAAGACCGATCTCGAGGTGGTCAAAGCGCAGATGACCGAGCTGCAGCGCCAGGTGGCCCAGGAAGCCGCCGAATCCAGAGTGACGATTGTCGGTATGATTCAGAGCGTGAGCAAAAGCATCATGGAGGGCTTCACGGCCCACGTTGAAAAGGAACAAGAGTTTCAGCAGCGCGTAAGCGACAACTTCGCGCTGACGGCGACAATTCTCGACGACATCCAGCGGCGCCAGGCCGCATACCCCCGCTAGTTTTCTCCCGCCACCGCGCCTTCGCAATCGCGCGATCGCCGCGACGCTAACAATCAACTCAAAACCGTTATAAGAAGAGGAGCATGGGCCAATGGACTTAAAGAAATTAATTAGCGGTGGACGTCATACCGCGGTTATCAAACTGCCGTTTGAGGACGCCGACGGCAAGGTAGTCAACGAAGATCTGCTGGTGGTCTATCGCGGCGTTTCGCTGCGCGAAGGCCGGGCGATCCAGGAGCGCGTGGAAGCCGAAGCCGACGAGCGCAAGTCGCTGGTGGCTGCGCTTCTTGAAGTGGTTATAGAGCTTCCGGGCGTCATGGAGGATGGGCACCCGGTAAAGCTTACGCCGGAGTTTTTTGAAGCGATGGACACCTTCTACCTGAACCGCATCAACGCCGGGATCCACGAGGACCGCCAGGGCCCAAACAGGTAGGCCTCCTGCTGCTCACCGAGTGGTATCGGACAGGAGGCAAACACGGGAAGCCGCTGCAGGGGCAGGAACTCATCGAGCTTGCGTTCGAGCTGCACATGATGCCGGACGAAATCGAACGCTGCGATGAGACCTGGATAAACAAGATGCTCGTCTCGCGGGCCGCGCGCATCGCAGCGCAGAAGGCAACCAGGAAACGCTGATGGCCAGGACTATCGAAGCATTCAAGCTGCGCACCGAGATCGCGATTGACAACGCGAAGGCCTCGCAGTCTCTGAAGGCTACGGAGAAAGACGTCGATAAGCTGGGCCAGCGCTTCACCCGGCTCGGTCCGGAAATCGACAAGGCGTTCAAGGGGAGAGAAGCGGGCGCAAAGTTTGGCTCTCAGTTCAGCTCCTCGGCGACTGCCGTCATCACCGGCGACATCGCCGCCCTGGGCCAGACGCTCGGCACTCTCATCGGCACCGCGATCGCGCCCGGCATTGGCACAGCGGTCGGCGGCGCGGCCGGATCCGCGGTGGACGCGGTCTTCGGCAAACTCTCCGCGGGAATGATGCGCGCCATCTCCAGCGGCATCGAGCTCAATAAGACACTCGAACAAACCAAGGTCGAATTCACCACCTTCGCCGGCAGCGAAAAAGAGGCGGTCAAGTATCTCAGCGAGATCAAGCAACTCGCCATCGACATCGGCAAGGACCCCGCCTTCCTGATCGAGACTTCCGAGCACCTCTACGATCTCACCGACAATCTCAAGCTCACACGAACACTGCTTAAAGCGTCCGCGGACCAGGCGGCCGACTTCGGCGGCAAGGCGGAGACGATCGCCGCGGTTGCCGAAGCCCTTGGTCTGGTGGCCGAAAAGGGCGACCTTTCGGAGCGCGAGCTGCGCAAACTCTTCAAGCTCGGCATCGACGCTAAGAAGTACCTGGCAGAGGCGACCGGCTGGAGCGAGAAGTACATCGGGCACCTGATGAAGACCGGCCGCATTGACGGCGCGGTTGCGGCGCGACTAATTGCTGAAGGCATCGAGCGCAAAAAAGGCGGGTACGCTGCCAAGCTGGCAGACACTACGGTGAGCGGAGCCGAAGGCCGCTACGGCGCGCTCAGCAACATTCGCGCGGCCGAAGGAACGGAGAAGGCCACCCAGGGAATCGGCGATTATTATCGCCAGGCCAACAAGCTGCTCTCGAGCGAACAGGCGCAGAAGTTCGTCAAGTTTGTCGACGACACTACCGGCTCGCTAATCGGGATGGTCGAGAAGGGCGCCAACGCCGGCATCAACCTGGCGAAGGGACTGTCGGACGGCATCACCAGCGGCGACTCGTTTCGCGCGGTGGGTTCAGCCGTCACCTCGCTCGGCGACTTCACGGAAAAGTCTCTCAAGAGCTTCTTCGATATCAGATCGCCGTCGCACCTGATAGAGCGCGAGATCGGAATTCCCATTGGCCAAGGCATCGGGACAGGCACCGTCATTGGCTTTAAGGCCTACATGGACGACGAGGGCAAGGATCTCATTGCCGACTTCATCCGGGAGTACGCGCAGGCAGCGATCGAGGCCATGAAGCAGACTGGGGTACCGGCCTCAGTATCAATGGCCCAAGCGATTCTCGAGTCGGGCTCCGGAAAGTCCGGGCTTACCAAGCGCGCAAAAAACTTCTTTGGCATCAAGGGTGCGGGACCCGCAGGCTCGGTCTCAATGCGTACACGCGAAGAGACCCGCAGCGGTCAGAGTTATTACGTCAACGCCCCGTTCCGCGCCTACAACTCTGCCACCGAATCGTTCGTGGACCACGGCGAATTTCTACGAGGCGGGCGGTATCGGAAGTCGCTCGAGTATGCCCACGATCCCAAAGCGTATGCGCGCAGCATTGCTTCCGCGGGCTACGCCACCGATCGCAATTATGCCAGCAAGCTCGGCGGGATAATCGACAAATACAATCTCGGCCGTCTGGACATAGCGGCCAACGGCGCCGCCGTTACCGACACGAATCCGATGCCAGTACGCTTTGCCGGCATCATCGGTGGCGCGAGCGGTAACGGCCGCGGGGCTGCTCCCGACGTGATGAGCGGGGCCGCCTCGATTTTCGGAAACCAAAAACAGTCGCGGGACCTGAAGGAGTACACGCTCGTGCTCGGCGAGGCTGACGGCGCCGTTGTCGACATGCAGGTGTCGCTGGATGCTCTCATCACTGACGCGATCGTCCCCGGCACGAAACGATTCAACGAGCTCGTCAACTCGGTGGAGCCGGCGCATCGCGCGCTGCTTCCACTAATCGGCGCGGAGAAGCTCCACGCTGACCAGTCAATAGCGCTGACCAAAGAATACCAACAGGCGGCCCGCGACGAGCTCGTCAAGGGCATCAGCATTCTGGACCAGGTATCGGGCGCGATCGGCCAGATTGCCGGAATGATGCCGTCTCAGCAGGTGGGCAAAAAGCGCGGGCTCTTCTCGAAGATACTCGGCTTCGCGGCGCCGTTCCTTTCGTTCATTCCCGGAGTCGGCCCAATTCTCTCGCAGGTAGCCGGCATGGCCAGCAACGCCGCGGCCGGCAACTGGGCGGGCGTCGCGACTGGGCTCGCGGGCGGGCTGTCGCCCGGTGGAGTGTTCAGAGGCACCGGAGGCGGCGGCGGAGGCGCGGGCGGCAAGGCCGGGCGAGCTGCCGGTGGACCAGGCACGCGCGGCCGCGTCTACTGGACCGGCGAGCATGGGCCAGAGCCTTTCCTCGCTCCGGATAACGGCTACTTCCTGAATCACCGCGACGCTATGTCGGCAATGTCCGGCGGCGGAGATTCGGCGATGTCGGGAATGCTCGAGCGTTTGCATGGGGTACTGGCGCGGCTCGAGGGCGTCAGGCCGCACGACGTCGTGCGCATGGGAGCGCGAGGCTACATTGACGCCATGGACGAAGACGCGGGGTTGATTCGGATGAGCAGCCAGCGGCATCGCCTGACCTGATAGGGGAATTTTTTTGCGGTCGATTTTGAGCGCCCATCAACAATGCCAGACTTATTCACTCTCGACACGACAGGCTTTCTATTCACCGAAATAGCGGGCGAGTGGAACGTGATGTCTGCGGACTTCGGAGACGGCTTCGAAGCGGCGGCAACTGTCGGCTCGGCCGAGGGCACCCGGCAGTGGACCATGCGCGTCGACGTCTTGCCGGGCACTGACGCCGCGCCGGCCATAGCCGACGAGCTGGAGCCCTTCTACCTGCTTACAGAGGGCGGCGACTACGTGTTGACCGAGGGCGGGGACCGCATTCTGCTCGAACACGAATCAACCCGCGCGGAGTATCTATGGCGCGCCTTCAGGGTGAGCAAGGCAAACGGCAACCGGCCTTTCTGGATCGAGATCGAGGATCCGGACAACAACACACGCAAGCTATATCTGGCGAGCTTCGCCGACAATAAGCTTAGTTATGCAGTGCTCTGCGCCAGGATTTACTCGACTGGTCTCGTGCTGCGCCAGCGCCGGCTGCGCGACGTGGAGTCGCCGGTGCCGGTCACTTAAAACGGTTTTAAGTCCCGGAGGTTAATTCTTTATGGCCGATCAGAAAATTTCGCAATTCACGGAAGTCACTTCGCTGCTCTCCGGCGACTATCTGCCCCTCGCCCGCAGCGGCGCCAACAAGCGCGTGAGTTACGCGAGCCTGCTCGCCGGTCTCAACCTGGGGACCATGGCCCAGCATGCTTACGAGTCGGCGACTGTAACGGGCGCGCTGGGCTACACGCCGCTGCGGCCGTCGAACAATCTTTCGGACGTTGCCAGCGCCGCCGCCGCGCGCGCCAGTCTGGGCCTGGGCACGATGGCCCAACAGGTGGCCGCCGGCGTGAACATCACGGGCGGCTCGATTAGCGGCGTCACCTTTGGCAGCGGGCTGTCCGTCTCGGGCGCCATGAACGTGAGCGGCACGCTTAACGCCACCAACCTCGCCGGGAACGGCTCGGCTATCACGGGCATCGTGGCAGCAGGAACCGGCGGCACGTCCAGCACGGGCGCGCTCAGTTTGGTTTCAGATTCGGACAACAGCGGCGGCGCGGACCGCAGAATCGACTTTATCCACGGCGTCGGCGGCTCGGCACTGACAGCGCTGACGCTGCTCGAAAAGTTTTTGGGTTTCGGCACTACCTCACCGAGTGCTTACCTCGATATAAACCCACCGGCAACCGGCGCGCACCAGATAATGCGGCTGCGAACCAATGAAGCGGGCGACGGCGACTTCGGGATGATGTATTACACGACACCCAACGCCTTTGCGGATATTTACGGTGTCCTGGAAGGTCCCCCGCGCCGAAAACTCAAGGACATGGTGATCGGTTACAACGTCGGCACCGGGCCGAACCATAATCCGGGCGAGTCAGAGTTCGTGATGGCCTGGGAAATGAACTACGTCACCAGTGAAGGCCGACCGCAGAATGAATGGTGGGTTGGCTGCGGCGCACCAGGACACGGCTTTACCAGACCGCTGTCGGTCGACTATTACTTAGATAACGGAAAAACCCAGCTAGGGTTCAGCTCCGATAGGATGATTTTCTCGAACCAGGATGGGGACGATGTTTGGCTTACCCTTAGTTACTTTAACGAGGACTCGCGCGCGGATGTAACCTTCTTCAATAATGCTGGAATTCTCTTTGATGTCACCAACACGCGTGAGTGGATGGTTTCGCGCCAGGGGATCGGCATGCTTGGCTGGAGCGACGCCAAAGTCAGGCTTGGGGAATCTGGCGGTGGAGACGAGACGGCCGTTCTGTTCACCGGCTGCTCGACCGATACTAGCTCGATTACTTTGGAGTTCGGTGGTAACGAGGCTGGCGAAGAGACTAAGGCCATCCGCTGGAACGCGTCGCCGGGAACGGGAAGCACCGGTCACTTTGAGTTTCAGGAACCCTTCGGCGCCTTCATCGAGTTTCCCGATCGGCTGCGTAACAGCGGCATCTTCGACGTGCAAACCGTCGACGCCGACACAGTGCTCAAGTTCAAGACGCGGACCAGCCTTCGCAGCGGTGCGGACGGTTACCTTCAGCTGTTAAATGCCGCCGGCACGGGTTTCTCGCGCGTCGTATTTGGCACGGCGGACGGCAGCGGGTTCGCTCTGCGGTTTTCAGGTGGGGTCATCGGCGCGATTACCGGAAACGCCGGCGACTGGGCGCCGTTCGACGCGAAAGAGTATCGCGCCAGTGGGACAAAGGTCATTGGCGGACAGGGCGCGGCGGTGGCCGATGCGACTGACGCCGGTTCCGCAATCACGCAACTCAACGCTCTACTGGCCCGAGTGCGGGCGCATGGGCTCATTGCTACTTAAACGAAAGAGGAAATTTTATGAGCAAACTTCGATCACTAAAGCGGTCTCTTGTCTTGCCGCGCCCTATGCCTCTACCACAAGCGATAGCGCAGCAGATTGTTGCGGCTGACCAAAAGCTCACGGCGCTGCAGGGGCAAATTAACAGCGGCCTGCTGGTGCGCGAGAACCTAATCCTCTGCGCCGCCCTGGAGCTGGGTCTTAACAAAACGAAACTGGCGCGACTGGAGTTGGCCCAGGAGCCCGACGGTCGCCTGGTGTTTCGCGTGCCCGCGGCCAAGCAGGCCACTGCTCCCGCAAAACCATAAATGCCGGCTGAAGATCCAGACCGCGACGCGAAGCTTACCACGCTGCGCACGATGCAGCGTGAAGGCGAAAGCCCGCGCGTTGCGGAGCTGCTGCTGGTCGACTGGCCATTGCCTGACGGTCCCACCTACTACGCTACCCGCGTCGCGCACGACATTCTGGACGATCCAGAGTTGTTAGACCGTCTCGATGGTCCAATTGAACTGCGGCTCGGTTCCGGGGTCTTTCTCGACGTTCCCCAGCAAGCCGGCATCGGCGACGATCGGGTAGACCTCGACTTCTGGGACGGCGATAACGAGTTCACTCGCCTCTTTCACACTCACGGCGCCGGCATGCGCGTCGAGGTCTTCTACTACTTCCCGGATGTCGACTTGCTGATCTCGGAATGGTGGGGGCACCTGCAGCCGCCGGCCGGAGTGAATATCGATCGCTTCAAGACGGCCGCGCAGTCGGGGTTTCGCTCCAGCAATCTTCCCTTGCCCGGCCGCGCGCCACTCAACGGTTGCCAGGCTGTGTTCGGCGGCCTGCTCAAGACGCAGGCGGAAATCGACGAAGGCGATTGTCTCTACAGCGCCCACCTCGGCGGCACTCCCAACGAGGACAGCTTCGGCACTGATTCAACCTGGCTGCAAACGACCGCGCCGGCCGCAGGCGACTGGACCGCCGCCGGGTATGACGATAGCGGTTGGTCTGCCGCCGTGGAGCAGGGGCCGCTCGGCACTTACCCGTGGACCTGGGGCAATGGGCCGCCGCCCTTTCCTCCGGGCGCAACGGCGCAGTGGATTTGGGACCACGACTCGAAGCACAGTTTCGATAACGCCACTGTCTACTTCCGCAAGAGCTTCGTGGCCGCGGACACGAAAGCCGTGCTGATATTTTCCGGCGACAATTCCTTCACGGCTTATCTCAACGGCACCCGCATCGCCTTCGGCGATGATTGGCAGCAGTCACAGTCGGCACGCGTGACGCTGGTAGTCGGAGAGACTTATGTGATTGCGGTGCAGGTGGTCAATGGACAGGCAAGCGACGGCTACGTCTCCAGCCCGGGAGGACTGATAGCAGTGCTCTCGTCTGGAGTTGAGGGCGTCGGCTTCGGCAATCTGGATCCGGCGACGGGACTGCCTTACGTCTCCTGCCCGCGAAACAATCGCGCGGCCTGCATCGCTCGCCTCGGCGACGATCGCTCCTATCTCGCCGTCGACGCGATTCTCGAATCGCACGTGGTGAACGAAACCAAAGGTCCGAATATAACCGTCACCGCGCGCGGCAACGAAACCAACCAGGGCCGGCCGATCCGGGTTGTGTTTGGCAAGCGCCACGTCGCCGATCTCGACATCATCGCTTACGTGGTTGAGCCCGACACGAAGCATCCCGACCAGGGCTCGGTTAAGTGCCTCTTTATGGGACCGGAGGGCAACAACCGGTCGGTGACTAACGGCAAAATCAACGGCCAGACGATCGCGCCGCAGCATTCGAACTACCGCAACGGCGGCAAGCGCCAGACCGTGACCTCTTTCTCTCCCGGAATTCTGAACTACTCCGGAACCTCGCTCTTTCTCGGCGTGGCGCAGGGCGACTTCACTAAAGCTACCGCTGACGATCTCAAAGGAGAGGTCGATATCGAGGGGCTGGACGATCTGCGCATCTACACTGACCCGGACACCTTCACTCATGGATACACTACCGACCGCGGCTGGGCGCTGCTGCACTGCTTCCGGAACAAGCGTTGGGGCTACGGGCTCGATGCGCGCCGGGTACGCGTGCCGGACTTCATCGACATCGCGGCCTGGTACGCGGAAATCGTCAGCGTCAAAGACAAAGACGGCAACGTGTTCACCGGACTGCGTTCGCAATTCAATGCCGAGCTGGTAGGTCGTACGGCGCAGCAGCAGATAGAAGATATCTGCCGCAGCGGGCGGCTGAGTTTGCCGTTTCCTGACAAGGGGAAGCTGCGCGTCGTGCCGCTCCGCCGGGCGACCGAGTTGTTTTCCGCGGCGGTCTTCACAGACAAAGCTTTCTTCGGCGTCCTCGCTCGAGCGGCCACGAGTCTCGAGCGTGAAGAGTGGTTTGACGCCGTGCTCGCGGCGCGCGACCTCTCGCAGGCTGCGCTGCTCGAGGAATGCCAGTCGCGGGTTATGGATCTATTTGAGTCGTCGCTCTATACCGATCGCGCGCGCACTGACGAAGAGTTTATTACTGACTGCTACGCTGCGTTTCTGCGGCGTGAGCCGGACGACGCCGGCGCCGCCTTCTGGCTTAACCAGCTGATCACCTTCGACCCGCCCGAACTGGCCCGGCTGCACCTACTGGAAGCGTTCTCGGTCTCGATAGAGTTTATCAACGACTGCTCCGACAGCGACGTGCCCGCATTCAGCGATCGCGGCGACGCGCGCAACATCTGCATCGACCGGCCGCAGTCGGATGGCGGGAAGTCGACGCTAAGCTATTCAATTCAGTCCGACGCTGATTTGCCCAACAAGGTCGTACTCACTTACGACGACGCGGCACACGACAATAAGCAAGTGCCGATTCCGTTTGAAGATGTCGACCAGCAGCTCCGCGCCGGCCGCGCGTTTGGCGACACCTCGCGACGCGTGGTGCAGAAGGATTACAGCGCGTTTGGTATCACCGACACGGGTGAGGCGGGGCGGCTAGGCAATCTGTTGCTCGACCTGGGTGAGTTTGACGATGGCGGAGTTAAGAACAATCTGCGCTGGACCTTCACGACCTGGTATCTCGAGACGGTGGAGCTGCATCCCTACCGGATTATTAAGCTCGACTCGGCGAAGCTCGACGCGATAAACGGGGTGCGGGTAGCCCAGGGGCTCGAGCCGTTCACTTATTTCCGCGTGCGATCGCTGAAGCGTATGCCCGACCTGAAGGTCGAGATTGAATGCCAGGCCTATCCGGTTGACTACTACGAGCGGCTGGAGCTGCTGACGCAGGGGCCGCCGATTGCGCCAACCGGACCGCCTATCGACGACCCGAATGACCCGGATTTTCCAGGGCGCCGACTGCCCTTCAAGGTGGAACTGCTAACGGTTGGCCATAACGATGACCAGATCTTTTTTGAGATTGGACGGACCGCTGTTTAAGTCGAGGGTGAAAAACTATGCCGACAAGTGACTACCTGGGGTTTGAAGTGCTGGTTGATAACGACGATGGCACGACCACGCCGCTGGCCTCGCAGACCGTGTCCATCTACGACGTCACAAACGATGCGGCGCTCAGCGATATTACGAGCGATGCTAACGGCCACGTCGACGCGGGCACGCTGCCAGTCGCTGCCGGCACGGCGGTGCGATTCCATACCGCGCTCGACAATGGGCAGTGCGGGTATAAGGAAGAGGTTACGACTTGAACCTCGTGCTCAAGCATGCAGGTGGCGCTAACTTGGTGGTGCGGCCGCAGGCGCGTCCTGCCTGGTATCCCACCGAGCGCAGCCGCCCGGCCCAGGTGGAGGTGTGGTGGCGTTATGCGGACCAGCCTGCAGCAGCGGCCCAACGCATAGGCACGTTCGCCCCAGGGCAGACAGTCACCTATCCCACTAACCCACTCGTAGATCGCAACATCATTCTCAGCACGGTCAGTATCAGCGGGCGCGGCCTGCGCTCAGTGCGTGACCTCGCCGATGCGCAGGAGACGCTATTGGTCTTTCAACGTGAGACCGAAGCGCCGACGGTAACGCTGGTCGGGAACACCACGCACACGCTCATCACCCTGGCGATCGACGGCTTCACCGCATTAGCAATTAAGCGTCGTGTGCGCATCGCCGACGATGCCGGCATGACTACGGGCCTGATGGAGACGGAGACCACGCTCAACCCGGGTGAGACGTTACCCCGTGTTATCTACCTCAATCGCACAGACGGCGGCGCTGGCACGCGCATAGTCTATGTCCGCATCTCGCACTCGAGTGGTGGTGAGTATGGCGCCGAGTCGACGGCCGCGCCCTTCACGTATGCCGATTCGGGCGGCGCAGGCGGTGGCACGGGTGGCGACGGTGACCCCTTCGGCGGAGTCATCTATGACTCATGAGCTTCGCGGGTCCTTTCTGGACCTTCGCGCATTGCAGATAACGCATGACCGCAAGTTGCGCCTAGCTACAACCAAAAAGTTGACTTTCATCAACAACGCGTGGTTTGTTGGGCTAAGTTTTAGGGCAGAGGGTAACCAGCGCCGAGACTGCGCATGAACTCAGCCTTTCGACCTTTGCGCTCTTTGTCGATCCGCTTCTTTACGGTCGCAAGTTCTAGGTCGAGCTCAGCGAGACGGCCTTGCAGATCTCCGAAGGCTGCGAGGATCCCGGCGCCGTCCAATGTTTTCAGGGACTCCAAAAGCGCGGGCTCCTGGTCAGGCTGAAATAGCATCGAGCAGTCGCCGGCGAAAAAGGCTATCAAGTGTTTGCACAGTTGATTGAGCTCACCGGCCGCGCACCCACATCGCGCGAACAGCCGTCCGTCGACGCAGTCAAACTCTATTTGATAACAATTTCCGGAACTGCCTTTCGCGAGAAGGGGCGAAGAGAGGGTCATACATTCCTTTGGAAACTAATGAAGTATGAGCCGAGCAGGGCTCGAACCTGCGACCCGCTGATTAAGAGTCAGCTGCTCTACCAACTGAGCTATCGGCCCACAAAGGGAAGAGAATTATACGTCCGTGAACCGAGGTGTCAAGCGAGCGCTTTTGCTAAGTCGCAGCGGCGCACTCTCTTTCAGCAAGAAGCTTGTGAACGCTTTCGATCAAGGCCTCGATGTCCGGCTTCGCAATGAAGTCTTCAGCCCCGGCTGCGATGCACTGCTCCCGGTGAATATCGTAGGCGTCGCCGCTGTAGAAGATGCATGGGACGCTGGGTGTTACTTCACAAAGCCTGGAACATAATTCCACACCGCTTCCGTCCGGCAACCGTCTATCGAGAACATAAAGATCAAACTCCGAAGTTGTAGACAGCC